AAACAAGAATCATATCGTCTCGACTACATCGCCCAAGAAGAGTTGGGTGATGCGAAGAAAGAAAACCCTGGAGATACATTCAAAGACTTCTATACCAACTACTGGCAACAGTTCGTTGAGTATAACATTCACGACGTAGAGTTGGTTGACAAACTCGAAGATAAGATGCGTCTGATTGAGTTGTGTCTAACCATGGCATATAACGCCAAGATCAATTACGAAGATGTGTTCTCTCAGGTTCGCATGTGGGATGCTATCATCTACAATCACTTACGTAAGAAGAACATTGTGATTCCTATGAAGAGTGGTTCTAGCAAGAACGAACAATTCGAAGGTGCGTTCGTTAAAGATCCTTTGGTTGGTCAGCATAAGTGGGTTGCCTCGTTCGACTTGAACAGTCTATATCCTCACTTGATTATGCAGTACAACATCTCACCTGAGACTTTGAACAGCGAAAAGATTACATGTACTGTGGATAAGTTGCTGAACCAAGAGGTTGATACTTCATATGCTAAACGCAGGGACTTGACTGTTACTGCGAACGGCTGGACATATCGCAAAGACATCAAAGGTTTCATGCCTGAGTTGATGGAAAAGATGTATGTCGACCGCAGCAAATTCAAGAAGCAGATGTTGAAAGTCGAGCAGGAGTATCAGAACGACAAGTCTCAGAAGCACTTGCTAAAAGAGATTAGCCGACTGAACAATCTGCAGATGGCGATGAAGATTGCGTTGAACTCAGCTTATGGTGCGATGGGTAATCAATACTTCCGTTACTTCGATATCCGTATGGCTGAAGGTATTACGACTTCTGGTCAGTTGTCCATTCGTTGGATGGCTAACAAGTTGAATGTATTCCTCAACAAAACTCTGAAGACCGAAGGTAAAGATTTCGTTATTGCGATTGACACTGACTCGATTTATCTTACTCTTGAAACTTTGATTGAGAAGATTTGCGAAGGTAAGACCACCGAGCAGAAGATCAAGACCATGGATAAAATCTGCGAAGAAGTTATCCAGCCTTTCATTGATAAAGGTTATCAAGAACTTGCTGAGTATATGAATGCGTATAGTCAGAAGATGCAGATGAAGCGTGAGGTTCTGGCTGATAAAGGTATCTGGACTGCCAAGAAACGATATATCCTAAACGTGCACAATTCTGAAGGAGTGCAGTATGCGAAACCTAAACTCAAAGTTATGGGCTTGGAGATGGTCAAGTCGAGTACACCTGCTGTTATTCGTGACAAACTTAAGGATTCGATTGAAGTTATTCTCGAGGGCGATCAAGCGAAACTACATTCCTTCATTGAAAAGTTTCGTGCAGAATTCAATGCGTTACCTGTTCAAGACATAGCATTCCCTCGTGGTGTGAATGGTTTGCGACAGTATGCTGGCTCACCAATCTATTCCAAGGGAACACCTATCCACGTTCGTGGTTCTTTGTTGTTTAATCATCACGTTAAGCGTCTCGGTCTTGATAGGAAGTATCAGCTGATTAAAGAAGGCGAGAAGATTAAATTTGTGTATGTGAAGAAACCCAACCCATTCAATGAAGATGTGATTGCATTCCCGCAGGTTCTACCGAAAGAGTTTGGACTGGAAGAATACATAGATTATGAGTTGCAGTTTGAAAAGACTTTCCTTGATGCACTTCAAACTGTTATCCAACCACTTGGCTGGAAGGTAGAAGAACAAGCATCTCTGGAGGATTTCTTTGGATAATATCATCCCATTATTTTCTACACCGATCTATCAGTCGAAGATTGAACCCATCACACCAGATGAGTTGAGTAATGTTACTTCTCTCATCTACGCTGGGAAGTATTCTGCAGATAAGTTTGTGTTAGAAAGAGAAGAGTTTGCTTCTCTAAAACAGAAGATCAAGTCTGCGCTTGATCGTTATGTTTATGGTGGCTTGTGTGTATCGCAACACATTGAGTTTTACATAACTAACTCTTGGGTTGTGAAGCACGAGAAAGGTGATACGGCTCAACTACATAGACATGATAATTCTCTTTTGTCTGGAGTCGTTTATGTTCAAACAGATGAAACAACTGGTGAGATTGCGTTCGACATCGGTTCTCCATCGAACATATTTCCTCCAGCTATTCGTGTAGAATATTCAAAACTGAATCTGTTTAATTCTCCATCATGGGCTCACTATCCTTATGATAATGATATCTTGATTTTCCCATCACATATCCTACATAAAGTTGAAGCGAACACATCAGATAAAACCAGATACTCGTTGGCTTTCAATGTATTCCTCAGAGGAAATCTTGGTGACGACATGTCAGTAGTAAAGATTAAATGAACAACATCCGCATCATTAAAACTGGATTGAATGTTTCTAAGATTATGAAACAGTTGCAAGCACATCCAGAAGATTGGGGTGCTCAGAGGAAAGTTGATGGTGCGCTGTCAATGTTGGATCGTGGGTTCCCAGAAGTAGAAGCTGGTGTTCTGCAACTCGTTATGGGTGGTGTAGAATCACTTGATCAATATGTTGGTGATACTGAGATCTGTATCCCAACCCCAGCATGCAAACATCACACAGAAGTCATTGGGTTTATGAAGAGAAACTTTGGTAAGTTTTCTCGTTGCGGTTTCTTGTCACTTCCAGTCGGTGGTAAAGTTGGCAAACATATTGATATTGGCAGCTACTATCAAACAAGAGATCGTTACCACCTGTCTATACAGGGAAGGTATAGATACTATGTAGGCGATGAACATTATGATGTTGAGCCAGGAACATTGTTGTGGTTTAACAATAAACTGGAACATGGCACTGACAATATCGGTGATTGCGTTCGCATCACTTTTGTGTTTGACGTTCCTATGAAAAATTTTACAGATAAAACGAAATAGTGTATAATAGGAGTACTAAATGAAAGTTCTAAAGTTTTCTGCCAGCTGGTGTGGTCCATGCAAAATGCTTTCCAAAGTTATTGAGGGAGCAACAGACAAAATTACAATCCCTGTTGAAGAGATTGATATTGATGAGCATAGTGATATTGCCATGGAGTATGGGGTTCGTGGTGTCCCAACTATGATTCTCCTTGACGAAAACAACAATGAAATGAAGCGTAAGGTTGGTACGATGAACGAAACCCAACTACTTGAATTTTTGAAAGGTTGATATGAGTATTCTAGACAAAATTAAAAAGAACACAACGATCAAGGATTCAGCTATCCTTGCTCAATCAAAATTCTTCGCTAAGAAGGATATGATTCCCACAAGCATCCCCATCATCAATGTAGCATTGAGTGGTCGCTTGGATGGTGGTTTGGTTCCTGGACTCACGATGTGGGCTGGTCCATCAAAGCACTTTAAAACTGCCTTCAGTTTGCTGATGGCGAAATCTTACTTGGACAAATACCCAGATGCAGCACTACTATTCTACGATTCTGAATTTGGTACTCCGCAGTCTTATTTTGATAGCTTTGGTATTGACACTGACAGGGTGCTCCATACTCCTATTACAGATGTGGAACAACTCAAATTCGACATCATGCAACAACTGCAAACAGTCGAGCGAGGAGAACACCTCATCATCGTCATCGACTCAATCGGAAACCTTGCCAGCAAAAAAGAAGTAGAGGATGCACTTGAGGGTAAGTCTGTTGCTGACATGTCTCGTGCGAAACAGATGAAGTCTTTGTTCCGTATGGTAACACCTCACTTGAATCTGAAGGACATCCCTCTTGTTGTAGTTAACCATACTTACAAAGAGATCGGTCTTTATCCTAAGGATATCGTTGGTGGTGGCACTGGTTCTTATTACTCAGCTGACAACATCTTTATTCTGGGTCGCCAACAAGAAAAAGATGGCACTGAAGTTGTCGGTTACAATTTTATTATCAACGTAGAGAAGAGTCGTTATGTTAAAGAAAAATCTAAGATACCTGTTAGCGTATCTTTTGATGGTGGTATTAGCAAGTTTAGCGGTCTATTGGATGTTGCTCTCGAGTCAGGACATGTTATCAAGCCTAGTAATGGTTGGTATTCGAAGGTAAACTTGGAAACTGGTGAAGTTGAAGAAAAGAAGTGGCGTATCAAAGATACAGATTCAAAAGAATTCTGGTTGCCAATTCTTACATCAAAGTCATTCTACGACTATGTTAAAAACAAGTATAGCGTTGCATCAGATTCAATCTTGAGTGATGAAGATATCAGCGCAGAACTTGCAGAGATCGATTACGAATGAAACCTTATGTAATCGTTGAACACCGCAATGGTTTTCTTGATGCGATAAAGTTGACAGAAGAACCATTTGCAGGTATAATTTATGTCTATGGTAAAGTTTCTTTCACTGAAGATGAGGCTAACGACAAGTTAGGTATTCACTTCGAGTATGACATTCTTGACTATGGCGACAAGGTTTTAACTGACACTAAACCTTTTGAAAATTACATTGGTGAGATTCTTACTGAGTTGATCCATGAAGGTATTGAGAAAAATAATTTAACATATACAGGCGGTGTTGATGAGAATAGAACAGGCGATCCTATCGAACCTGATCCACAATGAAGAATATTGTCGCAAGGTTGTTCCTCACCTTAAGACTGAATACTTCACAGATCGCAAAGAGGCAGCAATTGCCTCTTTGTTAATTAAGTTCTTCGAGCAGTACAACAAACCAGCTAGTCCTGAGATTGTTCAGATTGAGATCGGAAACCTAAAGGGTTTTACTGATAAAGAAGTTCCTGAGATGCAAGAGTATGCTAAGCAACTTACTTCACAGGAAACTAACCAAGAATGGTTAGTGCAACATACTGAAAAGTTTTGTAAAGATAAGGCAGTGTATAATGCTATTCTACATTCGATCCAAATCATTGACGGTAGAGATAAAGTCAGATCGCAAGATGCAATTCCTAGCATCCTTAGTGACGCTCTCGCCGTATCTTTTGATAATCATGTTGGTCATGATTACATCGAGGATGCTGAGTCTCGTTATGAATATTATCATAGAGTGGAAGAAAAGATTAGCTTCGACCTTGACATGTTCAACAAAATCACCAAAGGTGGACTCTCAAAGAAAACTCTAAACATCGCACTTGCTGGTACTGGTGTTGGTAAGTCTTTGTTCATGTGTCACGTTGGTGCTTCTGTTTTGATGCAGGGTAAGAATGTTCTCTACATCACCATGGAGATGGCAGAAGAACGTATTGCTGAACGTATTGATGCTAACTTGTTGAACCTTACCATGGATGAATTGAAAGTTGTCGATCGTGACATCTTTGATTCTCGTTTGGAAAAGATTGCTAAGAAGACGCAAGGTAAGTTGATTGTTAAAGAATATCCAACTGCTTCTGCTCATGCTGGGCACTTCCGTGCTTTGTTGGAAGAGTTGAAAATGAAACGAGAGTTTGTCCCAGATATTATCTTCATTGACTATCTGAACATCTGCGCTTCTTCTAGAATGAAGCAAACGCATGGCGTAAACTCTTATACATATATTAAGGCAATCGCTGAAGAACTTCGTGGCTTGGCTGTTGAATGTAATGTTCCAATTATGTCAGCAACACAAACTACCCGATCTGGTTACACAAACTCAGATCCAGGGTTGGAAGATACTTCTGAATCTTTTGGTTTGCCAGCGACTGCGGACTTTATGTTTGCGCTAGTTAGTAACGAAGAACTTGAACAGCTGAATCAGATTATCGTGAAACAGTTGAAGAATCGTTACAACGACCCCAACTTTTATAAGAGATTTGTTATCGGTGTTGACAGGTCTAAAATGAAGTTATATGATGTTGAGGCATCTGCTCAAACCCTGTCTGACTCTGGTACTAAAGATGATGGACCGATGTTTGATAAAAGCGATTTTGGAAAACGCATACATAGTGATGAAGGTTTTAGTGGATTCAAATTTTAGGAGAAATGTATGGTAAAAGTTATTGTAGCTGAAAGAAAACATGATTGTCAACATCTGTTGGGTCAGTTCGTTGATGAGAGTCATTACGACTTCCTTATCGAAGAAGATTGTGATGTTTATATGCCACCCAAGTTTGGTGAAGACCCAATCAGTGAAGACAGGATCGTTCTGAAGTTTCGCAAGAACTACTTCAGCAAAGAGCAACAAGAACAAGCCTACGCAGGTCTTCGTGAAGCTGCAACTGAAACACAGAATCGTGGTCTCGCTGCTGGACCACGTGGCGAGAAGTTGGGTAATCGTGAGTGGGTTACTGAGTATGAATATGAAGTTGTTGACTACTTCCTGAAGCCAACCGAAAATCTTTTTGGCGAAGATCCTATTGATGAGATTCGCAAGAAGTATGCAGGTAAGAAACCTGAGATCTCTAATCGTGCACGTGTGTGGTCTATCGATCGTGTTAAGAAAGAGAACTTCAAGTTTGATGACTGGGTTGATCGTGCACGTAAACTTCCAGCTGACCAAGCCAAGAAAGAAGCAGTTCATGTTGCTGAAGATTTGATCTGCTTGACAACTTACGCTAATTCTGTTCACTCAGGTATCGCTGGTTGGTTCGATCGTTATCCTCGCATTCCTTATGGTCGTGCAACTTCTTATACTGCGAAGTATCCTGAGAAGTTTGCGATGGCGTATCCATTCCTACAATCTTTGGCTGGTGGTTTTAAACAGTTGTTGCCGAAGCGTTATGCTGCTCAGATGGAAGCTGCAGGAAAGATTGATGCACGTTTCTTGGTGCCAGGAACACCATTTACTACAGTTACTGTTAACAAAACATTCCGTACTGCTGCTCACTTCGACGTTGGCGATTTGAATGATGGTCTGTCTAATCTTCTAACTCTTTCCAACGACGGTAAGTATAGTGGTGGTTATTTGATTGCACCTGAGTATCGTGTGGCAGTTAACCCACGTCCAGGAGACTTGCTGTTGATTAACAACCACGAAGTTATGCACGGTAACACTCCTATCGTTTGTGAAGAAGGTTCTGAGCGTATTTCTTTGGTTGTTTACTTCCGTGAGAAGATGCTTGAGTTGGGTTCTAAAGAGTATGAAGATTGTCGTTATGACTTTGTTGAATCTCGCAGACTTAACAAAGAACATCCAGAACAGCGTCCATTGTGGAATGGTGTTTCTCAGGGTATGTGGGAATCTCAAGAATGGTTCGACTATTGTGAAAGCAAGTTGGGTCGTGAAGAGTTGTTGAAGTATCATCCTGAGTCAGAGTCAACTTCACTTGAGGATTTCTTCGGGTGAACATAATCGGATTATTCCCGCAGCCTCTTTATCAGTCTGATGTTAAATTAACTAATGAAGAGATTGCCTACATAGAAAGCAACAGGGGTAACACATACCCGAATGTTTACGGTAACGTGACTTCTAATGATAACTTTGTTTTAAGTAGGAAAGAACTTTCTTCACTGAAGAATCAGATTGATAAACACCTCCAGCAATATGTTGATAATGTTATTGGTGCTGGAGGTGTTTCTTTAGAAGTTACACAGTCGTGGTTAAATTATAATGACAAGAACACATCACATCATACACATTGTCATGATAACAGTATTGTTAGTGGAGTAGTTTACATTAGTCGTGAACCTAGTCAGTTGATTTTCTTTAAAGAAAAGCAGTACGGTATTAAACCAAACATAACCAAGATGACTAAGTTCAATGTTGACGCTGTTCCTATCAACGTCAAGCAAAATATGATTGTGTTGTTTCCTTCTCATATGTTGCATGGGGTTAATGTGAATAATAATGACGAAGCCAGAATCTCTTTGGCTTTCAATTCGTTCTATCGTGGTTCACTTGGTAATATTAATAAGTTGACTAATTTGGAGTTATAATGTCTTTACATGAATTTTTAGGCGAAGAAAGAATGCTAGAATGGTTCTACTCTAAGAACTCTAGTAATACTGGAACTAAGGTTGGATACCGCAGAGTATCAGGTAAGATCGGTCTGACCAATAAAGAGAATGGGGTTCGTGGCGCATGGGTTGAGAAACGTGTTGCTCTGTTCAAGAACATGCTCGACTTTGGTTATCGAATTATCCCACTATCAGAAGCAACTGATGCTACCAAAGATGACGGATTCGAAACCTTCTCTGACTATCAGCAGTGCGATGTTCTGATGCTTGAGTTTGGTGGAACTAACCTGCAGTTCTATCAGAAGTATTGGGATAAGACTGTTGAAATGATTAAAGCCCACAAAGGAAGAATCATCTTCTTGAACGATGACCCAGATCTTCCATTCCTTTGGGAGTTGCTGCCTGATGAGGATTGGTCACGTTGGACAGTTGCTGCTAATGCAACCAACTGTGATGAAGTTCATACAGTCTTGAAGTGTCCTATCGGAGTTACGGTAGTTGACTTACCGATGGCTTCTGGTATGGAGTTTGCTGAGTTTCATGCTGGTAGCATTCCTAAGGTAATTTACATTGGTCGTCCAAGTGGCAGAACCAAATACTTTAAAGAGTTCACTTCTGCAAGAAGTCTAGCAATCGCAGGTAAAGAAGCTGAGTGGTCAGACTACGATGCCTTGGAGATTTTGGAAAACCCACAGCAAAGAGATCGTAGAAAATTCTATCAGCAGTTCCATGGTTGTCTGGCTGTCTATGATGATAAGCATAAGAAAACTGGTTGGAGAACTGGTCGTGCTTATCACGCACTGTATGCTGGTATTCCTGTATGTGCACCCAAAGGTAATGACGGATTGAGTTGGACTTTCCAAGCAGACACGAAAGAGAAACTAGATGAGTTTGCGAATCTGTCTGTAGAGATTCGTGAGAAACTTTGGAATTTCCAAAAGGCTATTGTTGAAAAGACAGGTAAGGTTGACCCATTAATTCTATGAAAGTATCCTACGACATCGATGGAGTGTTGGCTGAACAGCCACCTCCAAACGAAAAGAAATGGGGAATGATGAATGGCTCGGAAAGGAAAGCCAGACAGGAATTCCTTATTGACTGGTACGCCAATGCTACACAGTTGCTAAATCCCAACGAAACAGAGTTCTACGCTATTTCTGCAAGAAAACGAGAGCCGAGAGTTTGGGATGCGACCAAGACTTGGTTGAATAAATATTATGGTAATAGAGTCCTCGGATTCTATCTCCTGTCAGATTCTAGGACAGTTCAGAATGCCGTAAACTTTAAGACGCAAACAGTCTTGGAGTTGGGTGTTCAACGCCACTACGAAGATAACAAAAAGGTTCTAAGAGGGATGAGGAAGCTGCTCCCCCAAGAGATTGAGTTGTATTTTTGGGAAAGGGGAATGGCAGAACCAATACCATTTAAATAGGGTTGGATATGCAATACCTGCAGAAATTAGACTTTGATTGGATAGAAATGTTAAATTTCTATGAGAGACCATTCAGAGCAAAACTCGTTCCATCAAAAATTTGGAAAGACCTAGACGTTTACCGAAACGATGAAAAGGGTCTTTCCAATTACTTTAAAAAGTGGCGCACTAAGATTGAGTGGAGACCACGTCCTTCCAATGCAAAAGTTTTCGACACATACGTCGCTATCGGTGGTGAGTATGGTCCAGAAGAACGACAGTGCACAATACAAATCTATACTCTTGAATTTCAGACATTCAAGTTTAGTCCCAAGACTTGGGATGCCTTCAAGTATAGAATGATCCAGACTCTCATGCATGAACTTATTCATCTCATGCAGTATGACAGACGTAACGATCTAAATCCATCAATAGTAGTTCCCTACAAGAAAGTTGGAATCCAAAAGAAAGATTCTGAGAGAAGATATCTTTCTGAATTCGATGAGATACAGGCTTACGCCAACTGTGTTTATCTTGACTTCAAAACAAACAAGCCAAGAGTTCCTTTAGAGACATTGCTAAAGAGAATCAAAACTGACGCCAGATACGACTCCAAAACTCTACACTATTTCCTGAAGACATTCGACTATGACTTTAGAAACAACATCTCCCCAAGAAAGCTGATAGAACATATCGGCAAGTGGGACAGAAAATATAACAAGATGATTTGACCTAAATAATAAAATGTATATTAATAGGTAATTGCTAATGAGTGCTGCATCAGACAAATACGAAGCCGACGTTGCTAAAAGTGTGAATAAAATCCCAGGGGTTAAGGCTGAGCGTCCACCTGGAGATACTGCTTACGCAGACGTCAGAATTACGTTTAAGAAGAAAACACACTGGATGGAAGTGAAGATGAATCACACAGACAACTTGTCTAATCCACGTGTTTACTATGAGGGTGGTGTTTGGAAGACTACCTATAAAACACCATCAGCAACAGCTGCAGTTAACATTCTGAATAAAGATCCAAAGACTAAACTTTTCCTTAAAGCGATCGCTGAGTTTTCTGGAATCCCATTTAAGTCTTTAAAGATTCCAACCACTAAGAGTGGATTAAAAGAGCCAGGAGCAGTGCCTCTTGAAACTATGAAAAGATATTTTGCACAACCTAACGTGAACCGCTACATAGCCAACAGTGCTAATATGGATTTGGGTAAGGTTGTAACAGAACACTATACAAAAGGTAAGGCTGAACCTGCCTACTATATGCAAGCAGGTGATGACTTCTATAGAATTTCTAATACAGATCCTTTCGGTTTAGGTGCTGCTATCCCTTTACTTTCAGGTAAGGGTGACTTTAAGGTTCGTGTATCAACTCGTTCAGAATTTTATGAAGTCCAAGCTGAGATCAAAATTGCCCAGATGCCGACCAGTAAGTACTCTGTAAAGCCAGGAACCAAGAAGACCAACCCATTTTTAGTTTAAGGATACCCTAAGTCGTTGATTTTAAATGGAAAATAAACCCCTACAGAGCGTAGGGTTATTAAAAAAATACTTGACAAAATTGCAGAAATAGGGTATAATAGTTTATAGATTGGAAAAGAAGTGTTAAAATTTCAGACATATTTAAAAGAAGAAGAAGAGGGTGCTAAGCTAAAGCATATTCATCACGCTGAGGATCGTCCTCTGATGCATGGTCACCAAGGATTTGAACATGCGCATGGTGCTTTGATGCATGCCCATGAACATACAAAGGCTGGTAAAAATAATAGTAGCCTTACTATGAAGTATGATGGTAGCCCTGCTGTTGTTTATGGTCATCACCCAGAGTCTGGTAAATTCTTCGTTGCTTCCAAATCTGCATTCAATAAAAACCCAAAGCTGAATTATACTCATGATGATATTCAAAAGCATCATGGTCATGCTCCAGGACTAGTTGATAAACTCGGTGCTGCTCTCACTCATCTTCCAAAGGTTGCCCCAAAGAAAGGCGTATACCAAGGTGACTTGATGCACTCCAAGACTGACGTGCATCATGACGAAAAGAAGGGTACTGCTTCTTTCAAACCAAACACTATCAGCTACACAGCCCATGGTGATGAAGCCAAGAAAGTAAAAGACTCTCATGTAGGTATTGTTACTCATACGCAATATCATGGTAAAGACTTAGGTTCTATGCATGCTAAACCTTTGGAAAGCGATAAAGGTTTCAAGCAACATTCAGACGTATATCAAAAGTCTGCTTCTCACGATACTAGCAAAGTAAATTATCCTGCTTCTGCTCAAAAGAAATTCCAGACCCATATGGATGCTGCTAAGAAGATTCATGATGAGCATGGTCATAAAATGTATAACGCTGTTCATCCTT